GAATGAAAACATATTGAAAATCAACTGAGAAATTTGACGATAATCAAAATACTGACCTGCAAAGAAGCGCTGCATACGTCGATAAAATGATTGTGGTAAGCACTTGATGGGCAAGGCTTTAGATGCAGAAGAAAGATTACATGTTTGCTTTAAAATAATCACAAGCATGATGAGCGCAAAGCACTTTAAATGTGACTTGTTCCATTTTAGAGATTTGTTTAAGATAAGATATAACTCATTGAGATGTGTCATAGTATTCGTCGTTAGAAAACAATTATTATGACATTATTTCAATGAGTTATCTATTTTTGTCGTGTACAGAGGAAAATTATGAAAAAATATTTGAATTACTACCTAAAGACAAAAAAGTTTTTATAAACTCAGTGTTGCCAGTTACATACCAATATACAGAGAATTCCGATAAAATTACTATTAAACAAATTGTAGAATTGAATCATGAATTGAAAAAATTTTGTAGTCTAAAACCAAATTGTGAATTCATTAATTCTTATGGATTATTTGCAGATTCGGCAGGATTTTTAAAAAAATCCTATGATACTGGAGATGGAATACATCTTAATACTGAGGGATATAATCTCTTGATTAAGATATTGAAAGTTAAAATTAATTGAATTTAAACAATTAAACCTTTTTTGAAACTGCCTCACGGCAGTTTTTTTGTGCCTGTGAGATAGTAATTATGAATAACAATCGAGTGGAAGTACATGTCAGTGCAAAAACTTCTGAGCTCAAGGAAGGGATGCAAGATGCTGAAAAAATAGTTTCAGATGCTTCCAAGAAAATTGAAAGCACTGGAAAGAGTATCGATTTTAAACTTGATCTTTCAAATCTAAAGTCAGAGTTAAATGGTTTTGCAACAAGCCTTTCGGATAAATTTAAGACCGTAGGCAATGATATTAAGAGTTCGCTGACTAATGGCCTATCTTTAGTCAGAGGCGGTTTTTTTGTTGGTATTGGCCAAGAGATTGCTAGAAGTGCAGCGGAAGCGGTTGCAGCAATTCCTGATCTTGTATCTGCAGTGGGTAAGGCTTCAAAAGAGTTAGAGATTCAAGCCCGATTAGCAAACTCGAATACTTTAGAATTTCAAGAATGGGCATTTGCTGCCAAAAAAGTAAACGTGGAGCAGGACAAGCTATCGGACATCATGAAAGATGTAAACGATAAGTTTGGTGACTTCATGCAAACTGGTGGTGGTGAGATGGCTGATTTCTTTGAGAAGATCGCGCCAAAAGTCGGTGTCACTGCCCAACAATTTAAAGGCTTATCTGGTCCGCAAATCCTAGAAAAGTACTACCAGACTTTGCAAAAAGCCAATGTGTCACAGGCTGAAATGACTTTCTATATGGAAGCCATTGCGAACGATGCAACATTATTAGCTCCATTATTGGATAACAACGGTCAAAAATTAAAAGAGTACGCTAAACAGGCTCATGATTTAGGCGTAATCATGAGTGAAGATGCCATAGCTGCTACCAAAGAATTTAATACGTCCCTTGAGACTGTCCAAACAACACTTCAAGGAGTATTAACCCGTATTGCAGCACAAGCAGCTCCATCCCTTATTGAATTAGCTAATCAATTTTTAACTTTTGCGGTTGATTCCAAGGATGCCATTGATGATTCAATTAAATCGATTATTGGCATTTTTGAAAGCTTGTTTAGCATTCTAAGTGAGCAGTTCACAACGATTGGAGCAATTTGGAGTGACTTGACTGGAAGCATTGGAGACGATGCAAATAAACAGATTGGCTTTATGGATGCTATATCTGTAGTACTACGAGCATTAGGTGTTGTAGTTACCGGCTTTCAGGTAGGCGTTCAATCTGCTTTTGCAATCATTCGTGCCGTTGTAGTCACGGTATGCCAAGCTTTAATCATTGCTTTTAATGGCCTTATGGCTGGCTTTGATATGGTACGAAGTACTATTCAGTATGGTCTGGATGTATTACAGGTAAAGTTTCAAACATTTGGTAGCGTTGTAAATAACATCCTCCATTTTAACTTCTCAGGTGCAAAATCGGCATGGGAGGGTGGTTTATCTCAGCTTGGTAGTATTACTGATCGTTATACAAACCAAATGAAAGGACGAATGGCTGACCTGAAAACCTCTTGGAATGCAGGAGCCACTACAGCAGCCAATTCACTTGTCACGGCTGGTAAAAGAATTCTTGAAGTTACAACTGCTGGCAATCAGAAGATTACCAACTATGTATTTAAGGATCCTACTAAACCTTTTGAGCCACCTAAACCACCTAAGCTAGGCCTAGGTACTGCACCACCAAATACTAAACTTGGTATTGGTACTGGGGAGAAGGACGAAAAAGGCGGCTCTAAATCGTCTGCAAAATCTAAAGCAGAACAAGAGGCTAAGGAACGGCAGCGACAAGCTGAACAGGCAGCTAAAGCACTTGCTGATATTCGGTATAAATATGCATCCGAAGAAAAGAAAGTGGCTCTAGATCTTCAAAAGGCGTTAGATGAGATTGAAAAATCCAAGATGACTGCAGATGAAAAAGCTGCTGCGAAAGTCAAAGCCGAAAAGGATGCATCCGACAAGATCATTGCTATTCGTTTAAAAGAGTTTGAGGAATACAAAAAAGCTCGTGAAGAACAAATAGACAATTATCAACAGCAAGCACAGCGCCTTTATGAAATTGAAGCGGCACGGATCCAAGCTGAATTTGATGCCAAGAAAATTTCAAATGTCCGTAAAGTTCAGTTGGAAAAACAGCTTGAAGATCAATTACGTGAAATTAAACGGCAAGGTCTTTTAGAGCGTTTAGCTTTGGAAAATGAGCAGACCAACATTACTGGCAAACAAGGTAATCAAAACCAAATCACAAACAACATTTCTGATTTAGAGACAGACCAGAAAGTTGCTGACACTAAGTCTATGGGCTTAATCAGTGATGCGGAAATGAAAGACTTTGAGGCCAAGTTCGGTGGCTTTACTTCTCGACTTTCTAACCTTTGGGATCAGGGTATTCAGTCTCTTATGAATGGTACCCTCACTTGGAGTAACGCAACTAAAGCAGTGCTTGCTGACATGGGGCAATTTGCCTTGCAAACAGCTACTAAAGAGCTACAAGGCTGGTTAAGAATCCAAGCTATTAAATTGGCTCGTAAACTTGGATTTGTCGGTGCTGAAACAGCCGCTGAAGCTTCTGGCCAAGCTGCTCAAACAGGGGCAACCATTGCAGGTGAAGCAACACGTACCAGTGTTACTGCAGCTGGTGGTTTAGCTCGTTTAGGCTTAAAAGCTGCTGAAGCTATCAAAGGCATCATGATGTCTGCATGGGAAGCAATGGCCGGAGCTTTTAAAGCGATGGTCGCAATTCCATATGTTGGTCCAATTCTTGCCGTTGGTGCAGGTGCGGCTGCTTTTGGTTTAGTGGCTGGGCTTGCTGGAAAGATTAAATCTGCTCGTGGCGGTTACGACATTCCTGCCGGTGTAAACCCTATGACGCAATTGCACGAAGAAGAAATGGTATTGCCGAAACAGCATGCCAATACCATTCGTGCCCTAGGTAAATCTATGGCCAATGGTGGTCTGGGAGGTGGTGGCGAGAACACTGCACAGCCCGTTATTTTCAGTCCTACCATTCAGGCTTGGGATTCAAAGGATGTTCGACGCTTCTTCAAGAAGCATGGTAGTGAATTAGCAGACAGTCTTAAGGGCTATAACCGTAATTTTGGTAAATAAGGAGGATTCATGTCAGACGTATTGTTTCCAGAATTACCCGGTCTTGAATGGGATACATCTATTACTCCCATGTTTAACACCAAAATCATGACCTCCATTAATGGCCGGGAGCTTCGAGCAAGCTTTCAGGCCTCACCTAAATATGAAATCTCGTTGTCTTACGCATTCTTGCGCGAAAATAAGGGGAGAAAGGAATTGCAGCAACTTCAAGGATTTTATTTAGAGCGCCGTGGGGCATTTGATTCCTTTCTTTATAAGATGCCTGATGACAATGAGTTTAGTTGCACTTTTATTGGTGATGGAACTGCTACAACTTTCCAGTTATACAAGGATATGTACACAAGCCAATTGCCTCTAGGTAATACAGAGGAGCAGATTGTAGGTGAAGTAGATCCCAACATGTGGAATCAAACACCAGCCAAAACAATGTGGAACACAAACCAAGAAAAGCTTATGTGGAATAACGCAACTGCTCAGATAACGAGTGACGGTAAATATGTACTTTCACAGCCGATCGAGGAGGGTGTAAAGGTAACTGTAACGGGTACTTTTTACTACCGTTGTCGTTTTAAAGATGACACACAGCAATATGTCAACTTTATGCATAAGCTTTGGAAAGCTGGGAAGGTTGAATTAATTGGTTCTTTGGGGAATAAGATATGAGACAGGCCTCTCCAAAACTTATAGCCTTGTTAGATGCTGATCAGTTCATCATGGCCGATCTTTATACTATTACGACCATACAAGGTATTGAGTATCGCTATACCAACTATGACGTTCATTTGACGGTGCAAGGCAAAGAGTTTCGTGCTGATGGACCAATCATAAGTCGAGAAGGAATAAGCCTTTCCTTGGGTATTGAAGTTGATAATCTCTCTATCAAAATAGAAACCAATGAAAGTACTAAATTTGGTGACGTACCTGTAGCTCAGGCATTTCATAACGGCGTTTTAGATGGTGCTCGTTTCAAGCTTGAACGTATTTTTATGGATATAAATACTCCTACTGATACGAGTGCCGGCACGTTAGTTTTATTTGAAGGTCGCATTGTTGAGCCGGAACTCGATCGTTATGAAATTAACGCTAGCGTGGTTTCAGAAGTGGATGACTTAAAACTTCAGATGCCAAGGAACTTATACACACCAGGTTGTTTAAATACGCTGTTTGATGGTGCTTGCGGGTTATCAAGAGATAATTTTTCGGTAACTACTTCAGTGCAAGCAGGTAGTACTACTAATCGTATTTTGTGCAATTTAAGTCAGCCTCAAGGTTGGTTTACCCAAGGTGTTGTGGAGTTCGTCAATACAGGAATCAAGCGAACAGTCAGATTGCATGAGTCGGGTGCTCTGTTATTAACGTTACCGCTTCTTGAAGTGCCGAGTGTAGGGCAAACAATTAAAGTTTATCCAGGGTGTGACAAACGACTCGATACATGTGACAACCGATTTAACAACCGTTCTCGGTTCCGTGGTGCACCATTTGTACCTGTACCTGAAACGTCCGTCTAATACATTAATATTTAACTAAAGCCCTGCCTAAAAACAGGGCTTTTTATTTGGGAAATATATTATGGCAGTTCCTGATAAAGACGCCCTGATTGGGCCTACGGTCACAGAGGCACAATTTAAAACCAATCTTGGTGCAATTGTGGATTTCATTAAACCAATTGAATCTCAAAGCCCTAACTATGCAACCACTGCTTTGCTGACTGCTTCAAGACCCGTTAAAAACCAAAGTTATGCAAAAGCCCTAGATACAGGGAAGGTATGGTATTGGAATAAACCAGCAGGATCACCAGAAGGAAATTATTGGGTAGAGACTGAGCTAAGTGATCTTGATCAGGCAATAACCTATACAGATGGGCAATTTAATCTAGCAATAAAAAGAGCAGTTTTTGAAACTTTATCACAGCTATTTGGACTGGCTAAATCAGACGATCCAACTAAAATTGGAGTTTTGTTGGACGGTGTTGGTCGGATCTTGTTGGGTTATGACCTAGAAAAAGATACAGGTATTTATGCGGGGATGCTTGAGCAAGTTGTTGAAATTGTACCGGGGCTTAAGCTTTATAACGATGGTCGATATTTAGGTTTGTTAGGTGATTCTAGTAGGCAGATATTGATCGGTTATGACATGCTGAATGATGTGCCAATTATTGCTGGACTTGAAGAGCTCATCGCGGGGCTAGAGCTACCAAATCAAAAACCCCTCGTGAAGGCTGTTAATCACATTCTGTTTTATGGTCAATCTCTATCAGTTGGAGCAACAGCAACCACGATTCTAAGTTCGTCACAGCCTTATTTTAATGTGACATTCGACACGGGCCCACGCAAGGACTCAGCTGCAAATTCAGTCATTCCACTGGTTGAGCAATTTAATAATCCAAGTTCAGATGGCTATGATAATCGCGGAGAGACCTGTTGTTCCGGTGCTGCAAATTATGCAAGCCGCGCAATGATGCTTGAAAATGGGATTGATCCTCATGATCACGTAATTTTTGCCTCAACTGCTGGACATGGTGGTTATCGAATCGATCAACTTGAAAAAGGTACAGCTTGGTACAATTTTTTTATCGAGCATGTGTCTGAAGCAAAACGTCTAAATGGTGATGATTACAAAGTTCAAGTCGTGTGTTGGGTTCAAGGTGAGAATGATGCAATAACTAGCACTCAAACACCTTATAACGTTTATCGAGAAAAATTAGAGAAGCTGCAAGTTGATGCAAATGCCGACATCAAGGCCATTACTGGTCAGACAGATGATGTGAAATTCATTACATATCAAATGAGCTATGCTGCTAGAACATGGGCGGATCAAGCTCTTGTTCAACTGCATCTTTGTCAGCAATCAGATAAGTTTTTGATGGCTACACCTGTGTATCACATGCCGTATGCAATTGACAATATTCACCTTACAAACGTTGGTTACAAGTGGATGGGGGCTTATTTTGGCCGCGCATATAAACAGTTAATTGTTGATAACCGTAAGCCTGATTTCATTAATCCTAAAGTGGCTCAACTAATCGGTGATGAAATTCATATCAACTTTGACGTGCCGAAGGCCCCTCTTGTACTTGATACAACAACTTTAGCTTTAACAACTGATCACGGATTTAAAGTTCTTGTAAATGGATCAAAGGCCACTATCTCAAATATTACGGCGCAAGAAGATAAGGTAATTTTAAAGATTTCCGAACCTCCAACTGGCGAAGTCAAAGTCCGGTATGCGCTTGATTATCTCGGTACTGGAATAAATTTAACGGGTGGAGCTTCTGGCAATCTTCGTGATTCAACTACAGATCAAATCGAGATTGCTGGGGTTATGAAACCACTTTATCACGTATGTCCACATTTTGAATTAACTGCATTTGTAGACAAAGGAATTTAAGAATGAATCAATTATTTTTCCAAGCAAAGAATTTTGTGAGCAAACGTTCTCTACCAAAACTATCAAATGTAGAAGACCTTCTTCCGAATTATGAATTTGAATCATATGGCCATTGGTTGTTTGGTGGGGATTCATCATCACTAATTGATGTTGTAAATGGCAAATTGCTTGCATTACAGGGTGGTGCGACAGTTCAGCCTGTTTATACAGATAATTCAGTAACACTCTCAATTGCAAATGGTAATGCGCTTATATCTGACTTGATTGATTCTTCAAATCAGAGTGTAACGTTGTGTACAGTTGTAAAATGTTCGTCTACAGCATTGTCAATCTTGTTAGGTAACTTGGTCCCATTCGGTTCGACAGCAAGCAGTGGCCTTGGAGGATTTGCTAGTGCAGGAAAAGCATACCTGACTCTGAAAGCAATAACCGGGACGGGTGGTGCAGGCATTGGATCACTAACACCAGCTGCATCAATCACACAAACCAATAATTTCTTTATTGCAATTAGTGTTGATAAAGCAACTAAGAAAGGAATTGTTTATGTTCAGCAGGCTGGAACTGAGTCAAGTAATGAAGCTACATATGCATCTCCAAGCTATGACACGGCCTTAAATAAATTTGGGATTGGTAATGTCGCATATACAGGCGCAGCAGGATCTGCGACATATAATGAAGCAGTTATTTTTGATAAGGCTTTAACTTTGGACGAGATTAAAGCTGTCGCTTCGCGTGCTAAGGACCGAATGAAAAATCGTGGAATCACTTTTTAAGTAACTATATTTAGCCCCTTAATTGGGGCTTTTTTATTTCCGAGGGGAGTATGAAAAATCTCGAAGCAGTTCAAGAAGCCTTAACTTGGCTCGGTACCCCATATCATCATCAAGGGCGTATTAAAGGTGTCGGTGTGGACTGCGGAACATTGATCTGTGAAGTCTACGAGAAAGTAGGGCTCATGGATCACCTAGATCCGCGACCATATCCACCAGACTGGCACATGCACCAGATGGGACAACGCTATTTAGAGCTCATTTTAGGTGTATGTGATCCGATTGAAGGGCCACCACAACCCGGGGATATAGTTTTATACCACTTTGGCAAGTGTATCAGTCATGGTGCAATTGTGATTGAGTGGCCACAGGTCATTCACAGTTATATCCATCAGGGAGTCATTATCCAAGATGGAACAAAAGGAAGTTTAGCCCGGCGAATTGCCGGGTTTTTTCGTATGAAGAGGCTTAAATAAATGGGTGGATTATTTGGTAGTACTACAATTAGTACAACGGATACCCGTATTAACTCTATGCGGATCCAGCAGTCAGCTTATGGGCTTTGCCAGCCATTGGTTTATGGCAAAACCCGTGTAGCGGCTAATATGTTTTGGTATGGAGATTTTACAGCTACACCTCATACAACAGTTCAAAAGTCTGGTGGTAAGGGTGGGGGTACAAAAACCAGTAATACCACCTTTAGTTATAGCGCCTCTCTCATGCTCGGTTTATGTGAAAACCAGATTAAAAAGATTGGCCTAATTTGGGTAGATAAAGAACAATATGTACCTAAACAACAAGGGTCTATTACTTTAGATCCCATCGATCAGTTAAAATTTGAATTATTCGATGGAAATAATAATCCGCCGTGGGGATGGTTAGTATCAAAGCATCCAGAACAGGCAATTAACTATCCATATTTGGGATACGTGGCATGCGCTAATTATGAGATGGGGAACAGCGCCAGCCTTTCAAATCATAATTTTGAAGTGATCAGTACTATCACATTATCTGACACAATTGATGATGCTAATCCGGCAGATGTTATTGAAGATTTCATCACTCATCCACGTCATGGTGCAGCCCCAAATCTTAATATTGCGGATCTTGAAGAGTTTAGAACCTATTGTCGAGCAGCTAATCTTTTAATTAGTCCCGCATTCACAGAACAACGTCCAGCGTATGAAACTATCAATGAGATTGTCGAGGCAGTTAATTGTGCTGTGGTACCAAGCCCAGATGGCTTAAAGATACGCTCTTTCGGGGACTCTGCAATAACGGGTAACGGCGTTACCTTTACACCTGATCTCACACCGGTTTACCACTTAACTGATGATGACTTTATTGGCGATGATGAGCCAGTACGTGTGCGCCGTAGCCGTGATACAGATGCCTATAATCATGTGCAGATTGAATACATTAATCGCTATAACCAGTACAACACTGAAACTACAGAAGCCAAGGACCAAGCAAATATTGAAATGTTTGGCTTGCGTACCGAGGATCCTGTGGAATGCCATTATTTTTGTGAGCCAAAAATAGCCCGCCATGCTGCACAACTTCGCTTACAACGACTGCTTTATGTTCGCAATGAGTATGAATTTGATTTGGGATGGAAGTACTGCCGACTAGAGCCAATGGATATTCTTACGTTAACTGAATCGGGATTAGGGCTTGATAAATTCCCGGTACGTATTACTCGTATTGAGGAAGATGAAAGTGGCATGTTAACCGTTACTGCAGAAGAGTTATCTATCGGTTCAAGATCTGCCATTGAGTATGACTCTCAAGCGTCTAATGGGTATCAAGGCGGGAATGAAGAGCCGGGCAATGTGAATGCCCCATCTATATTTGAACCACCAATGGATCTAACAGACGGCAAGAAGCAAGTTTGGGTTGCTGTCTCGGGCGGGGCTAATTGGGGGGGATGTAATGTTTGGGTGAGCCTTGATAATACGACATATGAAATGATTGGCACAATTTATGGATCGGCACGTTATGGGCAGCTTGTTACAACAATTGATGCAGATGATACGACATTACAAGTTGAGCTAAATACAGCAAGCCAGATCTTCAGCGGAACATTAGAAGATGCTCAAGCTGACCAAACACTTTGTAAAGTGGGGGATGAGTATTTTAATTATCAGGTAGCCACCTTAAACGGATCTGGTCTTTATACCTTAAGTGATGTTTTACGTGGACGTTTTGATGATGCACAAAGCCACAACGCTGGTGAGCCATTTGTTCGTTTGGATAAAGCTATATTCAAATATCCGTACAATGAGGGTCTAGTAGAAAAACAAATCTTTTTAAAGTTCACAAGCTTTAATGGTTTGGAACGTAAGGAGCAAACCTTAGATGAGGTTACGGCGTATAGCCATACTCTAAGTGGCGGCCGTCCAGCAGGTGTTAAAGGTCTTTCCCTCCAATCACCGTTTGTTGGTACCACTTTCAAGGTTCAATGGCAAAGCTCAACTGGTGCAGATGGCTATCGTGTTCAGGTCTGGTCTAATGGGACAATGATTCGTCAAGTTGATACAACTAATACGGATTATAGTTATTCGATCGAAGAAGCCAAACAAGACGGTTTAGGCCGAGCTTACACAATTCGAGTGGCCAGCAAAAATGGTGACCAAGTTAGTACCTTTGCTGAATTGAGTATTAGTAATCCGGTTCCGCCAGTACTTCTCAATGTGTACACAGCAGCAACTGTAGATTCTATTACGGTGAATTGGGTGCCTAGTGAAGTACCGGATCTGAAAGACTATGCAGTGTGGCTAAGTCCAACACCTAATTTTGATCCAACTCAAATGCCGCCGTCATGGACCGGCACAGATCTAACAACTACTTTTGGAGGACTACAACCAACTACCCCATATTACATTCGTGTTGCTGCAAGTGATGTATGGGAAAACACAGTCTGGAATTATACAAATCAGATTACTCAAAGTACTTCTGAAAGTTAATTTAAATTTTTACATAGCACCCAAATGGGTGCTTTTTTTTGCCTACTTCTGGAGTAAAAGGCATGGAACCAGTTTCTACAAGCGGTTTAACAGCAATTTTAAAATTTTATGGTGCAGCAATTATGGTGACTCTAGCTGTCGCATTGGTTGCAGCAGTTGTATTAATGACTCGTATGCCACGCTCACCACAAGAGTGGGGCGTAGGCTTGATCTGTACGGTTGTATCAAGTTTGGCTGGCGGCTCATTCATTATTGTGAAGTGGGGACTTCATGAATGGGTTACTGATGTATGGGGGATGATTGCTCTGGGTGGTTTCTTCTTTGTTTGTGGTTTACCCGGTTGGGCTTTGGTCCGTTGGATTTTTAACTTCATAGATAAACAGGAAGGGAAAACGATTGTTGAAGTGATTAAAGAGTTTAAGAAAGCCAGAAAAGACATTGAAAACAGTTAATGCCGCCTTCGGGCGGTCTATTAATACTAATGTATCAATTAGTGTCTTCTTTATATTGTTTTTATAATTTGTTATCTTCTTTTGTCTTTACTTTATAAGAGAGGAATAAAATTGAATATCATTTCATTTGACGAAGAATTATTAAAAACAACAGCACGACACTGGATTGATCGCGGTATAGCATTAAATCTTGATGACGAATTAATTGAGTTAAATGAACAGTTTTTCGAACACGTTCAAGCAAGTAAAGATTATGGGGATTATTTAACGCGAGAAAGTCTAAACACTTACATTGGTATTTGTGAAGATGATTGTGATCATCCAAATGTTATTGTTGAAGTCGGTTATCATCGTCGTGGACGTGAATTAACGTTAAAGATTTTTGATATCTACATTAGCCCAGAGCTTGATAGTTTAGTTGATTCAGAATATGATTCGAAATACGCAGAATATTTGATCTTTATTATTCAAAAATTCTTGCAGCATGCTGATTGTTCTGGTAGTGCGACTAAAATCTACGCACGTACGGACTATAGTCAAGCATTCTTACAGCGAATGCATGACGCAGCAGAATCCATTAAATCAGAATTAGATAAAGCTGGTTTGACAGTTAAGTTTGAAGGTAAGCGTTGGCTTGCCTTTCGACGTCAATAAACCTTACTAAATAGGTGTGGGAATTATGAACGTTATTTCATTGCTAAGTCATGTTCAATTAACTGAAACAAAACAACAAAAAGTTAATGAATTGGTAGCTCAGTGTGTATTGTCTGCTTGTGCAAAAACTCCAAGTATGCGAGAAGTTCTCAAGGGTGATATGCGCAGCACCATTCATGCATCTCGTCTCCGAAAAGTATCATAAAATCTAAAAATCAGAAAAACCCCGCATTTGCGGGGTTTTTTATTGCCTAAAGGAAACTGAAATGAATATTGATCAATATCTTGAAGATCTGATTAAACGAGAAGGCGGGTATGTAAATAACCCAGCAGATCGGGGCGGTGCAACAAAGTACGGTATTACTGAAGCAGTAGCACGTACTAACGGCTTTAAGGGCAGCATGAAAGATTTACCGCTTGATGTGGCCAAAGCAATTTATAAAAAGCAGTACTGGATTGAACCATATTTTGATCAGGTGAATACTATTAGCTCTGCTGTAGCTGAAGAGCTTTTAGATACGGGTGTGAACTGTGGTATCAACTTCGCAAAACCACTTTTACAGCGTGCTTTGAACCTACTGAATAATCAGGGCAAAGCAGGATATGCTGATTTGAAAGTGGATGGAGTGTATGGCTCTAATACCTTAGGTGCTCTTAAAACTTATTTGGCAAAACGTGGCAAAGATGGCGAGAAAGTCCTGGTGCGAGTTCTGAACATTATGCAAGGTCAGCGCTATATCGAGATTTGTGAGCGGAATAAAAGCCAAGAACAATTTTTTTATGGTTGGATTGCTAATCGAATTTCCTTATAAAGTTGTTATTATTGCTGTGTATTCACTTTTGTTGGATACACAGCTTAAATAATATTTAAATAAATTTTAATATTAAATCATATTGGATTAAGTTGTTTTAATTCTTTATAAAGTTTTGGTTGTAGTAAATTTAATCGATTTATTAATAGATTTTCTTTGTTTTGCCATTCTGAATTTATTTCATTAGACGGGGCAAGGAGTTGTGTGTAGGATTTGATTATTTTTTCTAATTCAGTAAAATTTTTATTGGTTTCACTAATATCAAAAAAAGATTCTAGTTTTTGCTGTAAATAGTATAGCTTTACAAATGAATCAGACATCGAATCTAATACTTCATATTTTTGCACTGTTCCAATTTCATTAGCTTGTGTAATCTTTGTTCCAAATAAAACTAATTCTGATTTAACTTTTATATATTGTAACCAAAATTCATTAATGATCTCTTTATTTCTTTCAAACTTTGCAACTATTTTCCAATCATTAAACATTAGGACTGCAATTAGTGCAGCTACTACAGTAGCAATCACTCCCATAAAAGATACAGTAAGACTAATTGCTTCTTTAAAAGATTCCTCAGGTTTTTGATAATGAATACAAATCCAAGTAAAAGCCATAAATAAGACTGTTATTAAAATTGCAGCACTTAAGATTTGGAAAATTTCAATTTTAAACTTCATATTTCTAAATAATGCGGTTTTTAATATTCTCATAAATTAATCACTTATAGTCAATAATTCATCCCACCTAAAAGGATTTCTACTCAATTTATCCCGCGACATTGACCAGTTTCTAGCAGGTACATAACATGGACCAACGCCGAGCTTTTTCTTTCCAAATTTTGTATGCACGTTATCAAGCGTCTTCATTAATTTTTCTTTCTTTTCTATCATTTCAAAGTCAGTAAGAAGTTCGTAAGTATGGCCAGATTTGGGCTCTAAACATGTCAGTACAACACCACACTTCTTATATTTAATCCCTTCCTTAAAAATATGACTCACCATAACCGTAGCGGCTTTAACTAGATCTAAAGCGCAATCAGTCAGTTCATGAAATGTATAGCTAACTGACTTATTATAAAACGGCACATTGGGATCAAAAGGATTTGACTGTACAAAAGCAATCATACATCCGCAGAGTAACCCTTCATCGCGCAATCTCTTACAAGCATCTTGAGCATACATAGAGATAGCTTCTTTTAGATCCGTTAATTCAGTTACGCGACCACCGAAAGACCTTGAGGCAACAATCTGCTTTTTTGATGGGGGAGTGTGTTCGATCTCAATACATGAGATTCCTTGTAGTTCATTAATTGTACGGGCCATGACAATAGAAAAATGACGTTGCATCTCGCGTGCTTCAGTACATGCCAGATCAAGCACTGTATTGATTCCCATACCTTGCAGCTTTTTAGAGTGCTTACGGCCAACGCCCCAAACTTCAGATACTTCAATTAATGAGAAATAATATTCTTTATTGCAAGGATCCATATTCACTAAATCACAAACACTGTTAAAGCCGGGATTCTTTTTAGCAATATGATTTGCAATCTTTGCTTCTGTTTTACTTCTGCCAATACCGACACAAACGGGTAAACCAAGCCATTTCCATATTTGTTGGCGCATTTGTTGCCCGACTTTTTCTAAGTCAAAATTCTTTTCATAGGCGGTGAAATCAACAAAGCACTCATCAATCGAGTATGGTTCAACTTCTTCTGAAGTTACGTAAGAAGCAAGGATCGTATGAAAGCGCCGTGACATTTCTGCATACATTGCATAGTTGCTTGAAAGAACAATTACGTTATGTTGCTGAACAATGTCTTTAATTTGAAAAAGAGGCACACCCATTTTAATGCCTAAAGCTTTTGATTCATTACTACGAGCTACGGCACACCCATCGTTATTACTGAGCACAATAACGGGTTTATTGTTCAAACTTGGGTCAAAGACTCTTTCACATGAAACATACATGTTATTCACATCGATGAGAAAAAATACTTTGTTCTCATGTTTCATGACTTAATGCCGTGTCATTTTAATGATATGAGTGACAACGCCCCAGATAATTAGTTCTTGGCCCTCTTGTAGATAGATATTTTTATATTCAGGATTCTCTGCTTTAAGCCATTGGCCTTTTTCATCGATCATTAATCGTTTAACTGTGAATTCATTGTCAATTAGTGCAATAACAATATCGCCGTGCTTTGCATCAAGACTACGATCCACAATCAATTCATCATCAATATCTATACCCGCATTGAGCATTGATAGTGATGCAACTTTGACAATAAACGTTGAAGTTGCATTTTTGATTAAGTGCTCATTCATATCGAGTGAACGATCAATATAATCTTGAGCAGGAGAGGGAAAGCCAGCTGATACCTTTTCAATAGCTAATGGTATTGATAAATGCGTTGATGGAGTAACTAATTTTATTGAGGCGACATCAGTCAAAGCATTGCCAAGATTGAGATGTGGCTTTATTTCAATAATAAAAGGTTCGATAGTGCTCATAGTTACTCCTTGATTTTGTTACATAATCAAGATGATATGCTAGAGCTTGCTTTAAATTCAAATTTAAAAAGTTGTGGATAAATAATAACTAGTCGTAACTTGTCGCGTTATACGATGCATTTGGTCGGAAAATCAACGGTGCTAATTTGCACTTTTTTTTGGTTTTGGGAAGTAGTCAGCAGTAAATTCGCCGATCGGCATTTCAAAGAAAAATTGATCAGCATCTTCTTTTTTACAGTTCAACCAGTCTTCTCGATATTCTTCAGGGATAACAATAATTGATCGTTTCTCATCTTCAGGTTTGTGGAATTGGTTCATAAAAGGATGATTGTCTGCATTGATGGTTAGCATCGACATAGATCTAATTTGCTGGCCGTCAATTATTGTAGATTCATAAATGGCAGCCACAGTGAATGGCATGCCATCCTCTCGATAAATTCCCCATCTTTCCGCTTTGCCATTCACATATCTTGGTTCATAGATCTTTTCTACAGGTATTAAAGCAAACTGGCTTTTAGCCCATGCATGTCGAAAACTAGGCTTTTTATCAACCGTCTCTGTTCTAGCGTTGTAAGTATATTTTGAGAACTTTAAGTCATGGTTCCAAGGTGGAATCATGCCAAACTTAACTTGGCGCCATTCTATCTGGCCATCTTTAGAAAAAATAAGAGGGCAGTCGTAGCCAGGATAAACATCTTCTTTATAGTCGAATGTTGGCTCGAATAGATCTAGCAGGTGCACCCGGTCTTTTGAAATTGGTTCATAATTAGCGCACATGATTATTTCCTTATTTATTTAGTTTTAGTATGACAATTTTAGAGTAAAGGTTTTATATAATTATGTATGGAGTTTTCAGAAGAAAAGTCTAGTGAATATTTTAAGTAAGATATTAATATAATTTGTTTTTTGGAAGAAATGTTAAAATGAATTTATTGGAAATAATAGCTAAAAACTGTGGATTGGCAGTGGTGGACTCAGTAACTCTAGGGTTAGGTTCAGCTGTAAAAAATTCCTTTTATGAAATTAAAGATCACGTAAATCAATGTAATGATGCATTGTATCTAATGCAAATAAAAACATTTCTTGAGACAATCGATTTAGATGAAGGCGAAGTGAAAGATTTCTTTAGTAAAAATCAAGATAACAATCGACTAGGAATTGAATTATTTAAAATTTTAGAAAGTACATATATAGAAAAACAAGCAAATTTGTTAGCTATTAACTTTCAAAACTATTTACAGGGTAAGTCTGATAAAAGCCAATTTAATAAGTATATAAATTTAATAAAAAAAATTGATGCTCATATTTTTGAAGTAATTAATGATGACTTGCAATATCCTCAAAGGCTTCGTGAACAATCCATACCTTGTGAAGGATTGCCAAAAGATGCAACCGATTACAACAAATATTGGGAATTTGAAAATCTTTTAGTGAGTAATTTCAAAGATCTAGAAGTTTTAGGATTTATTGAGGAAGAAATAAAGGAAACTTCGGTTACATACAGCTCAGTTGTAAGCCCTAAAATAAAGAGAAAAAGAACGCGTTTCTATCATAATTTTTATATTGATCTTTATAGTAAACTAAAATAAAACGGGAATGGTCTATAATTCTTAAAAATGAGTTCAACTCCTATAGTGGGACTTGAACAAAAAAGAGACTGTTGTTAATCATACTTAATCAAAATTAAATGTTATACATGAGTTATACCAGCATGTTACACAGCAAAAAACTAGCTATAAAATCAATAGTTTAAAATAGTTGTTCAACTCCCGCCATCTCCACCAAATACATAAGCTTTATATAAGTGAATATCATGTCGTATAAAGCGGAAAGGCTTAAATCTAAGAGGTTTAAGCCTTTTTTAATTCCTTAAATTTAACCATTCTTGATTCAGCTTAATTATTGATAATTAAAATTTATTACTTCAAGCTTTTACAGGGTATAGTTGTAAGCATTTTAAAGACCCAATCTAAATAATTTAAATCAAAGAATTAATTAAAAAAAATTAGCTATTAGCTATAATAATTAGAAATACTTATTAAATAATTGGTGACTAAGACGAATAGTTATATATTGACTAAGGTGTTTAGTATTCCATTTTTAATTACTGTTTGTTACATTGTGTTAGGTTTGTAACTCTAATATTGCACTATGACTTCAAATATAACTCAATTGAAAAAAATAAAAGTTAATCATTTTCGTGGATTAAAGAATATTGAGATAAATCTTGGCGATAGATTAACAGTTATTTGTGGAAAAAATGGTACTTCAAAATCAACAATTTTAGGAATGATTGCGCAAATTTTTAATTTTGATAAAAATCATTTTGATGGTAGTGATATTAATTTTAAGACATTGGCTGGTAAGAATTTTAAATCGAGTTTTAGAGAACATTTTAGATTTTCAAAAACTTATGACTTACCTGGTACTATGGATGTAGAGTTTGAAATCTTTGATGCATATTTTAAAAAAATAATTCCAGATTTAAAATTACGTCTTTATGGTTCTGAAGATAGGCCTCAATCAAGACCAGTTGTAAGAGATAATTTAAAAGTTGATGCTGAGGACAACTCGAGCAGAAACGTTACTCATCCTCTTATTTATCTAAGTTTAAAAAGATTAATGCCAATTGCGGAGAGAAGTAAATATAGTCTTAATTCAGAAGAGGTAGAATATTTTACAAGAATTTCTAGAGAGTTCACTATCACTAATAATCGCTTGTTAGGGAAAATTAGTGGAACTACTGTATCAAAAACGACTGGTACAATCGAATCTGCTGTAGTTCATGGAAATAATTATGATCATGAGTCTGTTTCGGTTGGAGAGGATAATACTGGTCAAATCTTAATGGCTCTTTTTTCATTTCAAAAATTAAAAGAAGAATATGTTGATTATCATGGTGGAATTCTCCTGATTGATGAAATTGATGCAGGCTTATTTCCAGCTGCACAAGTAGAATTAATAAAAATTCTAGAAAGTTTTGCTAAGAGATTGAATTTACAGATAATTTTTACAACTCATTCTCCGATAGTAATTCAAAATATTTTTGAAAAATCTAAATATGATAAATCTAATAATAAAACTATTTACTTAACTGATACTTATGGAGGTGTTGAAGTAGCTGAAAATTATTCTTGGGATAAAATTTATGCAGATTTGTTTATTGATACAATTCAATTTGATGTAGAAAAAAAAATACCTAAAACAAACATTTATTATGAAGATGATGAGGCTTATGAATTCTTTAAAGCTCTTATTAGAGAAAGAAATATTAATAAAATTATCGATCCAATGAAAGAAATTACTCTTGGATGTAAAAGTTATATGGATTTGATAAAAAGAAATGTTGCTGAATTTTCAAGAAATAGCATTATTATTTTTGATGGGGACGAGAAAGAAGGAAATAAATTCAAAAACACTCTTTGTCTTCCAGGAACCCTACCTCCAGATCAACTCTTATTTGATTTTCTTTATAGATTACCTGCCGATGATATGTATTGGAAAAATAATAAAATTAGCTTTTCTAAACCAGTATTTTTAAGAATAGCCTCTCCAATATTGGAATTTTTTAATCTTGACCAAACTCCTACGGAAAATTATGACTTAGAAACTATCATTTTAGAGAAAAGAGCTTCGAGTAGTGAGTCAGGAGGGAAAGCGAGAGAAAAATTTAAAAATTTCTATAAAAATGAAATTATTCAATCTCTAATCAAAGGAAAGATTAGTGATAATCCTTTCAGAGTCATGATTGATTATAATCCTGAGAAATATAATACTTTTCAGGAAGATTTTAAGAAAACTCTTTTATACGTGATAAGTACCAATCATCCTACTATGAAAGATAGTATAAAAGACTTCTTAAAAATTAAGTAAATATCTAAGTGTTTAAAGGCGTGTATAGATGATAGAATTGCATAAAAGATCTAGTTGTTAAGTAATGAGTGTTGATACCTTTTTTACGCCTTTAAGATACCCAGGAGGAAAGGGAAAATTTGCTCCTGTTGTGAAATCTATTTTTAACTTTAATGGATTAAAAGGTGGTCATTATCTTGAGCCTTATGCAGGTGGGGCGGGGGTTGCACTTGATTTACTTTATAGTGGATTCGTTTCAGATATACATATCAATGATATTGATATAGCTGTATATAGTTTCTGGAAATCTATAACTGAACATACTGATGATTTTTTGAAATTACTTCATGATTCACCAATAACTATTGATGAATGGCATAAACAGAAATATATCTTAAATGATTGGTCTTGTACCGATCATTTACTTAAAGGTTTTGCAGCATTTTTTCTGAATAGGACAAATAGGTCAGGTATCCTTAAAGGTGGTGTAATTGGAGGGAAGAAGCAAGATGGTAATTACACCCTTGATGCTAGATTTAATAAAGCAAATCTAAGTAAACGTATTGAAAAAGTTGGAGCAAATGCCTCCCGAATTCACGTTTATAATGAAGATGCTTTGATGCTGATCCAGAAAGTTGATGAATTTTTACCTGATAATTCATTAGTTTACTTAGATCCTCCTTATTATGTAAAAGGGCAAGGCCTTTATCGAAATTTCTATGTTCATGAGGATCATGTCAAAATAAGAGAAGCTTTAGATAAAATTAAATCTAAATGGATCGTTTCTTATGATAATTGTGATGAGATAAAAGAGATTTATAAAAATTATCAAATGACTGATTATGATTTAAATTATAGCGCTTATCATAGAATTAAAGCTAAAGAAGTAATGTTTTTTTGTGATGGACTAAAAAATCCTCAAGAATATGACCTTTTTTCTGCTATTTAGACCAGCTTGGTATGATTTTTTTATTTTTATCTATTTGTAATTATGAAAGTTTGTAGAATTATTAATTACTTTTGAAATGCTTAATATCTGTAAATTTGAGAAATAAATTTCCATAATATACTTTAAGTATTTGTTCCATTTATTCTTTTCAAGCAGTTATATCACAATAGAACTTTAATTTTGTATGGGTTTAAAGTAGAAACTAGTGCAATACAAGCTAAAATACATGGCCTGAAAACGTATAAGTTTTTTGTGACATTACTGAATAGTATGTGGGGACATACTCTGAAATTTGGGGAAATTTCAAAAGACGATTACTCCGCTGGGGAGCGGTTTATGAAAAAGGTAATTATCTCTTTCTAAATAATTTATAAAATTTGGTTAGATCAAATGAACGACTTGATAACGAGATGTGTAAATAATCTGGGGCAGTGGCATGAAGTTGCACTGACAATGACTAAAGCGATAGTTGCAATAGGGGTGTTGTGCTTAGTTGCTTATCTTTTAACAATTGGCTATATCCCGTCGGAAATTAGCTTTGGTGATACACTTATTTTTCTACTGATTTTTGCTGCGTTCTCTATTGCTTACGCTGTATTAGGGTTTATGCTATTTTTCTTTGGCACATCCTTAGCTCCAGTGACCTATCTTGTCTTAAGCTGGGTTGATAAGTATTTACCACCTCATATTAGAATTGGGAAAAAACTTCCTTTTCCAAAAATTAATATTATTACGTTAATTGGCTCTCTTTATCTTTTATACGTTATTCACGGCATATTTTTATTGCATTGGAAAGTCAATTTATACATAGGAATTACCGTATTTTTTATCGCCTTTGCGTATTATCCTTTTTACATGAATCGGCAGAAGATTAAAGAATTTAATATAAAATTTGAAAATCTAGCAGATATTGTTGATGATCCTGATGCTAGTGAAAATCTTAAAGCATTCGCAAGAAAAAAATTAAAGAGATTAGAAACGCATATTAGAGATAGCTTAGAAATAGCTTTTTTTATTAGCTTGACTCCACTTGTGCCCCTTATCCTTATTGGTGATGTTGGTAAAGCATTCCTAAATTACACTATGCAAAATACTGGGGTACGAATAGAAAAGGCAACCTTATATATTAAAGAACCGTATGCAAATTTAATTGAATTGCCAAGAACAACAACTAAGGAACTGAGTCAGTATAAAACCTTTATTTTTAAAGATGTTAAAGTGTTATTTCAAGGCATTGGTAAAAGCACTTTAGTTTCTTATAAGCTGAAAGATATTGAAAAGCAGTTAGTAATTCCAAATGAATATATTACTGTAGAGCGAAGCAAGAAAATTGAAGAGTAATTAATTATAAAGAATAAGAAATAGTTAGAGCTATCAAAGCAAGGATATAAACAATTGCTATGGTTGTTCTAGCCATAGCATTTGCATCACTACTTTTTTCCGTAAGTGGGGGAAAAAGTGGTAATGCTGCATTTTTTAAAATAAAAAATATTAAGGCGTACCCTACAGTAAGGGAAAATATATATTCAAATCCCAACTTTCCCTTAAAGTAAGCAATTAAAGCCATTATTGACATGAATAGGGCTAAGCTCATTAAAAGATATCTCTTAGAGGGAGAATCTTTTATAAAGAAATCTTCAATTGACAT